GGCTAACCTTATTTATTATGGTATAATCAATGATATGTGCTCTCCTACAATCGAAAAATTTGGAGCCACTCCAGCAAATATACAGTGGACGGTGGTTCGAGGAGACTCTGCCTCATTTACAGTATCCCTTCTTGAGAACGATGAAGTTACAGAGTTTGATACCGAAGGTTGGACATTCTCCGCAACAGCATATGATCCAGTCTTTAACTTTTTAGATGACCTTCCAGTTACAGTTGATGGAAGTGTTATAACAGTTACTGCCCCATCTGAAACAACAACAAACTGGGGTGCTGAATATAAGTCTGTGGTTGCTGAATTATCATTTGATTTACAAGCAATTGTCCCAGATGGATCTTCTACAATTACTTGGACTCCAGTCATAGGAACTATATGTGTTCTTGGAGATGTTACTCCTGGAGGCAGTTTGTGATAATTAAAATTAATGACAAAAACACTAAACTCCCACCAGTTATAAAAATAAATGGGACTATCTTTAAAGTAAAGAAGTAGGTCTATGGCTATATCAAAAAGCATGGACTCTCCATTTAGAAAATCTAATTATGCAGAGCAAGTTGCTCAGTCTCAAGTTCAAGATAATACTTTGTCATTTCTTCCAGTTCCAGGACCTCAAGGACCGCAGGGGCCTCAAGGAGAAAGAGGACCTCAAGGACCAGAAGGGGCAAAAGGTGATAAAGGTGAAAAGGGTGATTCGGGCAAAGATGGAAAAAACGGTAAGAATGGTTTAGATGGCAAGAGTGTCTTATCTCCTTCAGGACAGCAGATAGGCTGGGGATATTATCAAAATAAAACATTAAAACAAAAAAGAACAGGGGTAGATCAGGGAGAAGACGGTTGGGTAAGTTTAATAATCTCTGGCTCTGGCCCCAAGACCAATGAACTATATTTACCTAAAGGCCATGTTTCTTTGTGGAATGATAATACTAAAAGACTCAACTTTAAAACCCTTGAAATAGGGTCTATTGTAACGGTTCGTTATAATGTCTCTTTGACTACATATAGTAATAATACCGAGGTTTGGATGAGAACATTAATGTCAGATGAGTCCGATTGCCCAACACAATATGTAGGAAATTTAAAATATCAATATGACTATGATTTTTCTGTAAACCAGCAACTTTTTGTAAATGATTCAGAGTCTCAAAATTTTGGTGGGATACCACAGATAAGAACAGACAACCCCTGCGAAGCAATCATTAAGTCTATCTACGTATCTGTTTCGTGATATAATAAAGCAGGAGGATTTCTATGGCTTTTCCAAGCACCTATAATTTTAATTACTACCGTGGTGACACCGCTCAGTTTGTTGTCCGACCAAAAAACTCTAACGATAGTTCCTCTTTTAATCTATCAGGGTATACTGGTCTTTTTACTATAGCAGATCAAAGAGGCTCTTCTGGAGTGCTTAGTCAGGTCGAAGCAGATGCAGTTGTAGATGATGTAACAGACGTAGTAACTTGTACTATCACTCCATCAGTTGGTAGAGACCTTGAGGCTGGAACATATGTTTATGATATACAAATAGATAATGAGTCTCAGGTATTTACCCTACTTACTGGAACCATAACTGTTACCGATGATATTACTGGTGCAGTTGTATGACAGACGTTCTTCTTAGTAATGAAGATATAACTGTATTTGGTCCCCCAGAAGTTGTAGAACTGCTGGTTGATGTTGGTCCACAAGGTGATAGAGGAAGTCAGACTTATGTTGGGTCTGGAGATCCAAATACTCTTATGTCAGGTAGTACTATTTTTGGTAAGCAGGTATTTTTAAATGATTTGTATATAAATACATCTCCAGGAGCAGACTATGGGTACATGTATCAGTATGTATCTCAGCCTGGAGGAAATCTGTGGGTAGAGATTTTAAGAATTAATCCAACAATATATTCTAAAAGATTTTTAACCACATACAATGATGGTTCTGCTCAAATAGTAATACCAATATCCAATATTGTTACTTCTTCTGGAACCCCCCTTACAGCAGATAATTTTAGTATTCAGTATAGTATTGCACACACTCACCCAGTTTCATCTTCTATGCAAGTTCCAGCCATTACTGGTTCTGGTACCCAGTTAGTGATTAATTTTTTAGCATCAGAATTAGTTTCTGGAACATGGCAAAATCTAGACGAAGGGGTTACCACACACATTTTTATAACAGTGGTTAATGCTTAGCGTTTAGTTAACTAACTGTGATATAATCTAAAGAGGTGAAAATATGGCAGCAGAAAATATAGGACAACTAGTACCAACAAAGATTCCAGGGTATGCAGACTCTGCAGACATTCAGGCTGCTCTACGCTTGTATCATTATGGATCTTATGACTTTGACATTAATGAAGACAATGCAGCAGAACTCATTAACCCATCAATTGCTTATACAATTAACAATATTCAGGAACAGATTGATAACGTTGATTTATCTACAACAATACAAAAAACAGATCTAAATGCTAAAGGTGATATTATTTCTGCTTCTGCAGATAATACTCTTTCAATTTTGTCTGTAGGAACAAATGGACAGGTTCTTTCTGCAAATTCTGCAACAACTTCTGGTCTACAGTGGACAACGCCAGAAGTTACACTATCAAATACAGCAACTCTTACCAACAAAACCTTAAACGCTCCAGTTATTAATACTGCCTTTAATGCACAAATAGGAACCTCATACACTATTGCGCTTTCAGATAATGGTAAGGTAGTTGAAGTGTCAAACTTGTTGCCAATTACTGTTTCTATTCCAACAAATTCAACTGCATTTCCAATTGGCGCTCAGATAACAGTTCTTCAATCTGGAACGGGGCAAATTACTTTTGCAGCAACTACCCCAGGAACAACTACTGTTAATGGTACACCAGGACTAAAATTAAGAACTCAATGGTCATCTGCTGTTCTTCTTAAGCGTGATACTGAGCAGTGGGTAGTTCTTGGAGACGTAGTTGCATAATGACAAAAATAGGACCAATATCTTCTTCAAGTGGTCGTAAACCAGGAACACCTACAAATGTGTCGGCAGAGCCTGGAAATTCCTCATCCGCCATTAGTTTTACAGCACCAAGTTATACAGGAAAACCAAATTCTTCTTTAACATATACAGCAACATCTTCTCCAGGTGCAGTTTCTGCAACAGGTTCTGGCTCTCCTATAACAGTAACTGGACTTAATAATGGAACGGCGTATACATTTGTTGTTAAATTAAATAATACAATATTAGATTCAGATAATTCTGCCAATAGTAATTCTGTAACACCTGCTGCTCCAGGTCCATTTTTCCCACCATTCTTTCCACCATTCTTTCCTCCGTTCTTCCCAGGGTTTGCACCACCATTCTTTCCTCCGTTCTTCCCACCATTCTTTCCTCCGTTCTTCCCACCTACATTCCCTCCTCCTTGGTTCCCTTATGATGCAACAAGAAGATAATCAAATAAACTGTGATATAATCTAACTATGCAAAATATCGGTATAACAGACTCCCAGGATGGCCGTAAGCCAGACGCCCCAATTATCGGATCAGCAACAGGTGGAAATGCACAAGCATCAGTTACCTTTACTGCCCCATCATTTACAGGTAAGGGAACTGGAACACTTACTTATACCGCTACATCTAACCCAGGTTCAATAACAGGTTCAGGATCATCTTCACCAGTTACTGTTACTGGTCTTAATAATGGAACCGCATATACTTTTACAGTTACACTAAGCAATGGAACACTTACATCTGATGCATCTTCTGCATCTAACGCTGTTACTCCAGTTGCTCCTCCATTTTTCCCACCATTCTTCCCAGCCTTTGGTCCGTTCTTCCCACCATTCTTCCCACCGTTCTTCCCGTTCTTCCCACCGTTCTTCCCGTTCTTCCCACCGTTCTTCCCGTTCTTCCCGTTCTTCCCACCGTTCTTCCCGTTCTTCCCACCGTTCTTCCCGTTCTTCCCACCGTTCTTCCCAGGATTCGCTCCACCTTGGTTCCCATTCAACGCAACTAGACGATAATAGTTTCAATGTAGGGGGTGTGTATTGAATCATATCAATGTGGTTAAAAACTTTATTGAGCCTGAAGACGTTGACAAGTTAATATCTTTTATAGATAACAATATACAAAAGTTTGTGGTATATCAAGATAATAAAAGATATGTATGGAGATTTGGGCACGATAATTTTTGGGAAGACTGCAAGAAAGACTTAACACCACTTTCTGAAATTATAGAGACTCTTGAGACAAAAATTTTTAACAATATGTTAAAAAAAATAAAAGAGTTTTATAATGAAGATCTAGTAATTTCTAGTTTTTGGATATCAAAGCATGAGCCAGGATCTAAAGTGGCCATGCACGAAGACACAGATGAGGGTGAAAATACTCACTTTTCTCATAGTGCCGTTCTATACTTAACATCTCTTCAGGATGACGGAGTTATAGAATTCCCCTTTATTAATTTTACCTACACCCCAGTTGCTGGCGAGTTATTGCTTTTTCCATCAAAATCTATAGACTTTGATTATCAGTTTATGCATGAGGTAAAAGAAATAAAAAGTCCAAGATATAGTATTGCTATTTGGGCAGCACCAAAAGAATATTCTTTGTATGAATAGTAAAGATTTAAGGCACTGTGATATAATTAAAAAAAAGGAGTATTTTCTTGAAACATATTAATGTAATTGAAAACTTTATTGATGATGATACCAATAAATTAATAGTTGATTTTATTGATAACAATCAAGAAATATTTGCATCAGATCAAAATGATAAAAGATTTGCTATAAGATTTGGTAAAGATTTTTGTTGGCAAGACTCAAACGAAGATTTATCACTGTTAAAGGATTTATCTAGTATATTTACAGATAACATTTTCCCTAAAGTTAACAATACAGTTTCTGAATTGTATAATGAAAAAAATCTTAAAGTATCAAATATGTGGCTTTCTAAGCATCTTCCTGGATCAATAGTACCAATGCATTTAGACCATGATGGATGGATAAACGTACAGTTTAAGTATAGTGCAGTGCTATATCTAACTACATTAAAAGATGATGGAATATTACAATTTCCATTTTTGGAACATAGTTACACACCAGTATCTAATAGTTTAATTATTTTCCCTTCACATGATATTGATTTTGATAACCAGTTTGCACACCGTGTAGACAGCATTAATTCTGTAAGATATAGCGTTCCTATGTGGATTTCTGACATAGAATATAGTTTGTGATATAATTAAAAAAAGGGGGAAAAGATGAATTCTTTGCAAGCAAAAGGCATTACATTTAAAGACCTTGGAAGCGGAATAGTTGTTTATAGCAATGTGCTGCCAAGAGATTTGAATATTCCAGAAAGACTAGAAAATGTTTTAGGTGGAAATGAAAATATTATTGATGGCAATCCAGTCAGATATGCCTGGCAGCCAGCATACGTAGGGTATCAAGAGTTGATGCCAGACTACAGAGATTGCGTAGATTTTAAGTATAAGAAGAGTGATCTTTATGATGATGGAACAGAAGAGTATAAGCAACTTGCTGATATTTGGGACGACTGCTATACAAGACAAAAGGAAGTCGTAGATCATTATTGTGCTAAATTCAATATTCATAATCTAAGATATTGGGAAGCCTTTAACTTTATTAAATATGAAAAGGGAGATCACTTCCAATACCATCACGACCATGGATTTTCATATAACTGTACAGTTTCTTTAGTTGCATACATCAATGACAATTATGATGGTGGAGGCCTTCACTTCCAGCATCAAGACATTCTTTATACCCCAGTTGCTGGAGATGTAGTTATCTTCCCATCAACCTATATGTATTCACATAGAGCAATGCCAGTTGATAGTGGAACTAAATATTCTTTGGTTACTATGCTTGACTATAGTGATAAATATCATAAGCCAGAGTTTTATCAAGAAACTGGATCATGACAAATACAATAACCTTTACATCAAACAAACCTTGGATTACGGCAGAAGATGGTAATTTGCCAAGCCCAATAATTAAAACAATACCAGACTGGTATAGAAAAGCAGATAGGTTTGCTAAAAAAGAAGATGGGGAATATTGGAAAGATCCAAACGTTGGAGGAAAAGTTCCAACATGGAAGGCATGTCCAGCAATATTTGATGTTATGGGTACAGGGTATACACTAAGAACTCCTTGCGATATAACTTTTGTTCAAAGAAGTGAAAACACTATGGCAATTACAATTGCTGATGCAAGGTATAAAGACTTTTGTGTTCCAAGACAAAAAATGCCACAGTTTGAGCATCCAAAGGGATACTATGAAAATCATTTTGCTTGGTTTTCAGAGTGGGAAATAAAAACCCCTCCAGGATATAGCATTTTGTACTCACAGCCTTTTAATAGATACGAGTTGCCGTTCTTGACTACCTCTGGAATTATTGATAATGACAAAGTTCATTTGCCTGGCTCAATGCCTTTCTTTTTAGTAAAAGGTTTTGAGGGGGTTATTCCAGAAGGAACACCTTACGCACAACTAATACCTTTTAAAAGAGAGGACTGGAAGTCGGAAATTAAAATAGAAGATCCGTCTAAAATTCCTACCAAAAATTATGAAAACTCTATGAAGTATAGAGTTCCAGATGGTGGAGTATATAAAAATCAAGTATGGGAACCAAGGAGATATGAATAATGCATGCCTATGATGAAAACAATAATGAGTGGTTTACAAAAGATCGATCAGAAACAGTGTCTACTAGAGTTATTAGATCTCTGGGAAATAACATTACTGTTGAAAACCCAGGTATTGGTTTAAACATATACAGAAATACATTTTCAACTGAAGATGCTAAAAGATATATCAATACCCTTGAATCAAACTTAAGTGAAAACAAAACATATAAGTGGTCTGATGCTACTGTTACAAACTCTCCAACCCCAATTAAAAGAGCAAGAGATTGTGTAGACTTTAAATATAAGCCAGAAAACTTAGGTCCAAGAAACGAAAACAATGCCGAACTTATCGATTTGCATCAAGAGGTATATGAAAAGTTAAAACTTTGTATAGATGATTATGCCAGATACTGGGGCATTAATGTTGTTTATTATGAAGCATTTAATTTTGTTAAGTATGAAGGAGAAGGAACACACTTCAACATTCATGCAGACCATGGCCCAGCATACAATTGTACAGTTTCTGCCGTTATATATATTAACGATGATTATGAAGGCGGAGAAATCAGATTTCCAAGACTAGATAACTATACTCACGTACCAAGGGTTGGAGATATAGCAGTATTTCCATCAAACTATATTTATGAGCATGCGTCGCTTCCCATGAAGTCTGGAACAAAGTATTGTGTTGTAGTAATGACAGATATAAATAAGTTGGGACATCCAGATTCAAAATGATTAATTTATCCGTTGAAAAAATGAATGGGTCTCCCATTGTTGTTTCTCCAATGTCTATTAAAAGAGAGTGGATGGACGTAACTCCGCAAGGACATGCCTATAGGTGTTTTCCTGTTACCCAAGCAAATATGGTTGGATGGAGTCTTTCTTGTGAAGAAGACATTAGGTTTATTTGGAACGGAATAAATGATACAAGTTCAGAAAATGTAAAGATCCTAGATGAAAAGCAATACATGTATACAGGTCGTGGACAATCAACAATAAGTTTTAGTACTGGTCTAGTTTTTAGGTCTGATGAAAATATTAGTTTGTTAACAATAAACCCAGTAAACTTTTTTAATGAAGATTTCGAAACCATGTCTTCTGTAGTTAGCACATCATTTTATCCTAACCCACTTCCACTTGCAATTAAGGCCAGAGTTGCAAATAAGGAAGTTACTATAAAGGCAGGTACCGTACTTGCTACAATAATTCCAGTATCTCTTACAATGATGAACAACACCGAAATTGTTATTAATGATTATATAGATAGAGATCGTGTTCGTGAAAAAGCAAATAGAGAATATGGCGAAGCAGCCCAAAAGATTAATCAGGCTGGACAGTGGACAGACTGGTATAGAGATGCAGTTAATGAAAAAAATGAAACTGTTGGAAGACATGAGGCAAAAACATTAAAACTTTCTGTCATAGATAACACATCGGCCAAAACGGTCACAGACTAGAGAAAAAAGAGATATAATGTTATGATGAACAATAATCAAGAAGCAGTAGTCGTAAAGAGAACCCCATCACTTACCCCGTCTGGATTTTTTGGTAATGGTCCAGAAATGATTGTTGAACTAGAAAATTTTATGACACAAGAAGAAATTGACTTTTTAGAGAAGGCTGCAAAATCTTTAACAATTTGGGATGTAACTGAGAGCCATGTAAATGAAAATGGAACAGTTGTGTATGACTCAAATTATTGGAAAGACAGAGTAGCCACTCAGCCAACTTTAGATAAAAATGATCCTAAAATATCTCCAATAGTTGCTGGTCTTTTTCAAAGACTAAAGCCAATTGTCGAAGAGTTTTATAAGGTAGAAGTCATCCCTACTGGTACAACAA